CGACTTTTTATGAGAGGTGAGTATGCTTGCTACAGTCTGGGATGGACTTACATTCCGTCAAATCCCGCCGGATGAGGCTGAACGCTTAGAAGCTGAAGACAAGTGCCAGAATCTTTCCCGCCGCTTTGTCTCAGGCACTGAACTTAAATATCGCCATCAATTCGCCGGATATGCTACGCGAGAACTGCGAGCAGCCCCGGTTCCGGTCGCGGTCGCGGTCGTAACTAACCCGGAGAGCCCTAGCGACTGGAAAGCACACCGGGAGGCGGCTGCAGCGTACCTCATGAAACCATTAAACAAGACAACCAAGGCAGACACCATCCACTATTTGGAGAAAGACCTTGGATCTGCTGCGGCTTAATCCATTCCGTAAAAAGGCAGTCACTGCAGGTGCATATCCACTTCCTATCACCGGCGGAAGCATCCCAGCAAGTTGGTCGTGGAACTGGTGGCAGCAGGGGAAGAATCCCGTCAGCAACGATTCTTGTATCACGGTGCAAGCCTGTACCGATGCCTATGCGCAAACCGTAGCCACGCTACTCCCGAATCATTACATATCGGATGCGGATGGGACGCGCACCCCGGTCACTACCTCGGCATTGGCGCGAATTCTCCACAAACCAAACAGTTACCAAACTCGCACCGACTTCATGGTGTCGCTGATTAAGAACTTACTGCTGCGTGGTAATGGATATGCAGTGGGCGTGCGTAATGGACGGAATGAATTTGAATCGCTCCATATCGTCCCGTCCAGCAGCACCATCCCCTACATTGATGACGAAACGAAAGCCATATTCTATGCAATCGGGCTGAACCCGCTGCTGGGGCAGATTACCTCGCTGGTTCCGCAGCGTGACGTTATGCATGTGCGGCTGTACACCCCTCGGCACCCGTTAATCGGCATCTCACCCATCGAGTATGCCGCTGCGTCGATAGCCGCCAATACCGCGATCACGAATCATCAAGCATCTTTTTTCAACAATATGTCGCGCCCATCCGGCATTCTCACTACGCCGGATAAGCTGACGCGTGAGAACATGCTACAGCTGCGTGAGGCTTGGGAGGCGCAATCGCAGAAGTTAGAATCCGGCGGCATCCCCATCCTGTCTTCCGGGCTGACGTGGGAACCGATGGCGCTGTCGGCGATTGATGCGCAGCTGGTGGAAGCCTTTAACCTGACTACGATTGACCTTGCACGGGCATACCGTACCCCGCTGCAAATTATCCAACTGCACAACACAGGCTCAACCTACAACAATGTTGAGCAGTTGTATAGCCAATGGCTATCGGGCGGACTCGGATTTCTGATCGAACATATTGAACAGAATTTCTCTGCATTCTTCGGATTGCCGGCAACCGAAGGCACGGAGTTCGACACCGATTCCATGCTAAGGACTGATTTCAAAGGCAAGGTGGAAGGTTATAGTGCTCTCGTGCAAAAGGGCGTGATGACTCCGAATGAAGCACGCACTCGCGTGGGCGGATTGAAACCTGTGGACAATGGCAATGAATGCTACATGCAGCAACAAATGGTCCCGCTGGGGTGGACGGCGGAGCATCCCCCAACGAGTGCCGCAGCCCCAACAGAGCCAAAGCCAGAGCCAAAGCCAGAGCCAGAGGATGATGAAGAAGCTGCGCTGGCCAGCATCTACTATCTACAACGGGCGGTGAGCAATGGTTGATAAAGTTACTCTCGATGCAATCGCGGTTGTATTCCGCGATGAGCGCACCCGCACCGAGGCATTGCTAAAGGCAGTGAAGGTCGAGTTGTCTGAAGGGCAGGTACTCCTAGTCCAAGCCGAACTGGATAAATTTCGCGCCGCTACTGTCGATCTGGAAGCTATGCTGACATTGGTCGAGAATTCCTTGGCTTCGATTCGTGATGGCACCCCCGGCAAGGACGGGGCTGACGGTAAGGATGGAAAGGATGGCATTGATGGAAAGGACGGACTTAATGGGCTCGACGGTGCGATTGGCGAGCGCGGCCTTACTGGTGACGCTGGCATTGCTGGTAAAGATGGTGCTGACGGTAGTAATGGTCGCGACGGCAGGGATGGTGCTGACGGTAGTGCTGGGCGCGACGGCATTGACAGAGATTTGGTCGCTCCCTTCTACCCTGCACCGGATGATGTTCTCGAAAGGGGCGCATTAGCATACTGTGAGGGCGGCTTGTATCAGGCTATCCGTAACACGATAGGAAGCCCGTTAACAGATCCTTTTTCTTACCGGCTAGTCCTTAACGGACTCGCTAAAATCGTTTGTGAGCGCGACGATACGGAGCGCTTAACAAGGATTAAAACGGTACTTTCGGACGGTACGAGCGAAACCGTAGGCATCCCCTACGGCATGGATGGGAAGGATGGCGAAAGAGGACCGGCAGGCGAAACAGGCATCCGGGGACGCAAGGGTTTACCCGGCGCTGCTGGCTTGGGGATTGATGATGTTTTCCTCGACCGTAACCATGTCGTCATGACGCTGACCAATGGCGAGACTAAGACATGGAAGCTGGAGATTCCCCCTGCGCAGATTACACATGCGGAGAAAATGCAAGGCGTTCACGATACTGCGCCGACTGATCCGCCACTCGATTATCTTTGGGTGTCGCCGGATGGAAGGTCAAAAATCTGGTCCGGGAAAAACTGGATTAAATTGCTGTAGGAGGCGATATGTTTTTAATTGACGTTTTGGGTTTTGAATACGATGATGCGACTGAGCCGTTTGTGCTGACTCCTGACGAGGCGCACTACACGCATTCCGCCAGCCGGAAGATATACAGCCGCGCATCAATCGACGCGCTGATGCCGGCACCTAGAGTTACACCACCTGTTGTCGAGGAAGATGACGAATGACATTGATGGAATCCCTGCGGGTGCGCATCGGCCTTCCGGCTGATGAAGAAACGCAGGACGCTGAGATCACCGTTGTTAAGGATACGTCATTCGCATTGATGGGGAATTATTGCGACCGGATATTCCCGTTGCTGGCTGGCGCGGTCGAAAAGTTTATTCATCACACAAGCGAGACAATCCAATTAAAGCGTTATCCAATCGTTAGCGTAGACAGCATCGTGGATGAGTCGGGTAATGCCACTACATTATATCACCAAGACAATGAAACCGGCACCATCTACTTGGACTTTGTAGGGGCTTTCCATCAGGGGACCGTCACCTTTAGTGGCGGCTATGATGAAGATGAACTCCCTTCTGATCTCCTGATGGCTTTTTATTCAGTGTTCGATCAGGAGTGGGAAATATCCATCGGCGGTACAGTCTCAGCGTCCGGGCAAATTTCCTCTGTCACCGTCCAAGATGTCGGTACAGTTCGCTACACCACGGAAAGCGGCGATGTTTCATCCGGTGATTTCCTGCCGCCCAGAGCCAAGAGCATCCTAGCCAATTATATGAGATGGCAATGCTAACCACGACCGACCGCGACAAGATCCAAGCTGCAACCGAAGCAGTAGTGGATACGCTGGGCGTGCCGGGAACTTGGGCCCAGACCAAATCGCCGAATGCCACGAAGGATGTTGTTGTCGGTTTTCGTACACTCGGCTATGCTGACGAAGCACTAATAAATGCATTCGGCATTGGAACGAAAGTGCTGACCATAAAGGCGAAGGATATTGCCGTTGTGGAGAAATTTGATCGTTTTACGATTGGGACCGAAACGTATACAATTGATGCTGTAATGCCTGTCCACCTGAACGGGGTGCATTTGTTCCATAAGTGTTACATCCGTGGTAAGTAGCGATGAGCAGCGGATACGTTCGGACACTCATTGAAGGCTGGCTGAATGATGCTGCTATGGATGTGCCGTATTACCCCACGGCGAATCTGGAGCAGAATCCGACAGATGATATCTGGTGTACTGCGGATTTCAGTAGCAACTTTCGAGATTTCATGACGTACTGCGATGGTATGGTGATTGAAGAAGGCGAAGTGGAAGTGCGGTACTTGGGCCTGCCGGGAATTGGTTATAGCACATTACTGGCGGCGTTGGAAGCGGATATGATTACATTGATGGCGCAGCGTGATCCCGGCGGCAAGTGTGTTTTGATGAGTAGGTCTGCGCCATTTGAATCTAGCGGCGGAACAGCTACTTTGCAGTACGGCTTATCCGTATACATGGACTATCAATATTTTGAGTAAGGAGCAAGAGCATGACTGCTAAGAGTACCAAAGGCTTACAAGTACACATGAACAAGGCGGCGGTTACGCCGACCGAGCTTGCAGTAACCGCAATCACGAAGGCCAAGCCGCCCATTTGTACAGTGTCGAGTTCCACTGGAATGGTGGCGGGTGAGTTCGTCACCATGTCTGGAACGGGGTTCGTAGAACTAGATGGCAAGACGTTCATCATGGGGGCGATCACCGGCACCACCTTCGCCATCCAGAGCCAGGACCTGACCGCCTCTAGTGGAGTTTTCACGCCAGCCTCTGCAAAGGCGAATTACTACAAGGCGGCAGACATGGTTCTGCTTTGCCTCGCAACACTGACGCCAAATGTCAGCGAGCCGGGAACGGTGTCCACAGCCACGTTCTGCGATCCGACGACCAGTATTCCGTCGGCAGTAAACGAGGCTGGAACGCTGACCCTGACAGGGTTCGTGGACATTACCAGTCCTGACTACCAGCAGATTCTGCTGGCTGAGGCTGATGCTCTGCAGAGGGCTCTGCGAGTTACGCTGCCGAGCAATGGATATCTCGCCTGTCCGATGACGATCTCAACCATCACCTGGGATCTGCCGACTGACGGCGCGATTGGCTACACCGTGAACGCCGTAATGGGGAGCAAGATGAAGCACGTTTTCTGAGTTACCTAAAATCCGGTAGGGATCATGCCCCTGCCGGATTCCATTAAAGCATGAATCAGGAGTTCAGTTATGTTAAAGACCAAAGTATTGGAGGATGGCTTTTCTGTTTCCGAAATCAACGTGGGTGCGATGCTGTCGATCATGCCCCGGTTACAGGGAACCCCGGAGCAGCAGCAAGAAGCGCAGCTGGATATGATGAAAATCTGCGTGATCCAAAATGGGGTTCCGGTTGGTGATGCCATTCTAGCATTGGGCATTTCTACCTACCTGAAGCTGGCTGAGGAAGTCATGGCGGTCAATGGGCTAGGCAAAGAGGGAAAAGTCTAACGCCACACGAACAAACGCTATATGCGATTGCCGAGGTTCTTCATAAATTCGTGTGGCAGGTCGAAGCGATGCCCTTGGGTGAGTATCTGGGGTGGGTTGCTTTCTTTAATGAGAAGGACCGCAAGCAGGAGGTCAAGAAAGGGAACATCATGGCAATGCGGCCTGAAGAAATAGCGAGTCAGTTTGGTGGTTAGCCTAGCCCGTGCACCGCTAGTCATTCCCCAGCGCAAGGTTAACATCGTGCGGCTCAATGGCGCGGCTGTTGGCTTTCGGGAAACCTTGTTTGTGGAAATGTCGAAGCAGGGGTTGTCCGATCTGCGCTACTTATTGAAGTCCATTACGGTCGAAGACACGCAGCAGCAAATCAATCAGGAAAATTTCCCGACCCGTCTAGCAGTGGACAATAAAGAATCCACATCCCTCGCGGCTGTCCAGCGCAAGACGGAAGTCCAATTTGGGAATGCATTGGATCAGCTGCTCATCCGTGCGATTGAACGTAGTCTCATGTCGTCTATTCGTTCTAATGCTATCAGCCCGAAGCAAGCTGCATTCGGTAGCATGGCTTATTGGGAATGGGCATTCGCTCCGAAGGTTGGCCAACAAGCTGTCCCGATCAACGTCACGGACCTCACTGCATTGCCGATTGGATCGTATCTCATCCTGCGGCCCAACTCTGGCAAGATTGGCGTGGCCAACATGTATGCCGCGCGGAAGGATGCTGGCGTCCCATTGGGCAGTCCGGGGCGTAGCGGTGGGCGCGGCTTCATGGCTAAAGGCATCTCAGCATTGAAACGTAGTCGGCTGGCAAAGAACTATACCATCCGCATCGCATTCACCCAGCGTTATAAACTCGGTGATGAACTTTATTCCCATGGTACTCCGGTGGTCGTGTTACGCGCGAAGCGTAATGTCGGTTATCGCAGGCTGAGGATTGTGTAATGGCTGGAACGGCATTTGAGAGACTTTACCGGCTGACGGTTGACGGAACGCAGGCCGAGCGACAGCTGAAGAAGCTGAATGCGACCACCGCCGGAATATCGCAGGGGCTGAACCAGATGCGCTCGGCAGCAGTCAGTGCCTTCGGTGTGTTCGCTGCCGCGCGCGGTATCCAATCTTTCGTCGCTGCGGCTGATAAGCTGGACCTGATGCGGGGTTCGTTCGAGGCATTGACGGATTCATCCGAACGTGCCGGCGATATGACTGAGCGGGTATTCCGCACGATTGCCGAAACCGGATCAGGATTGGACGATACGATCAGCACCTTCCAGCGGCTGACGATTGGTATGAATGAACTCGGCGCATCCAACGAGCAAATTGATGCCGTCGCCAATACCTTCATTAAGCTGGGCCGTATCTCCGGCACCTCGATGGCGAATACAAACGCTGCGCTGGTACAGTTCTCGCAAGGCTTAGCCACGGGGCGGTTACAGGGCGATGAGCTCCGATCCATCATGGAACGGTTGCCGCTGATTACGAGCCTGATTGCTGACGAATGGAACCGGGTTAATGTCGGCATGGAGATAAGCCGGGGTGATGTTAAGCAGCTGGGCCGCGAGGGTAAGCTGACTGCTGATATTTTGGTTAATGCATTGCTGAATGCGTTTGACGAAGTCAACGATCAATTCGGCAAACTGGTCTTTACATTGGATCAGGAACTCAATGTACTCGGCCTTCGCATTACCCAAGCCTTTGCCGAGGTGTCGGTTAAGACGGGATTGGGCGATGCGGTGAAGGCATCGGTGCAAACCGCAAGCAAAGCCCTCGCAGACTTCACCCGGAATGTCGCCGATTTCTCGCAAGATATTGGCGAGGTCAATTTGTCCTTAAAAGCATTCACTAATGGTTTTATCGAATTGGCGGACGTCATGCTGCTGGTGCTGATGCCGGCCTTGATTAAGGTCGCCAATAGCCTTCACGTTTTCGCTAGGGCGAATCCGCTGCTTGCATTCTTTAGCATTATGGGCGTGGCCATACCGCTATTCATTTCCCGTTGGGATGACATTAAGAACCTAATGCTGAACCAGGTGCCATCATGGTTTAATACTATGAAGGGCGCTGTGTTGGAGGTATTTGCCGGTATTTCGGTAGGCTGGCAGGACTTATGGACGGAACTCATTGACATTGGAACCTCTGCGCAAAACACGCTCATCAGGGCATTTAATGCCACGTCTAAATTCCTGAATTTCGGCAGTGAGAAGCCAGCCTTCACTATCTCGGAGCAGGATTATGCGCCTGCTGAAAAAGGATTCAGCCAGCTAAAGGAATGGGCGAAGGATGCATACGCTGCTGCTGCTGACTATGCATTGAAGTATGGCATCCAAATGGCGAAGAACACAGAGCAGGCCGAAGCACAAGCCGAAGCGCTAAAG